AGCTAAAGCCCCATAATGAGGAGGATGGTTTATTGGGCGACGTATTCCGATATGGGAGCCCAGGCGCGTAGCGAGCGCCGAACGCCAAACTAGGTTGTGGTGGATCGATTCGACCACCCCCGGGTTTAGCGACCTGTAGCCCAACTCCCGGGTCGCCTTCACAGGCAGGACGGGGCGTTTGGGGGTCAGATAGCCTTGGACCCCCATTCGTTTGCCAATGTGCAGGTGTGCATGGAAAGCGTATTGTGAAAAGGGCGGTGTCTCCGGCTCTGGTTGCTAAACTCATACCAGTGTTGGCCCACCGTTTGGACCGTCTTATAAGCGCGGCCTCACATGCTCTCCCTCTGTACTATAGCCATCGACGCTGTAACCTTTAATTAACCTGTGGTTTTTGAACCAAGGGTGGAAACTTCGTAGGCGGTGCCTAGCTCATGTAAAAGCAAACACACTTTATAGAGTACACGCGCGTCAGGTAACAATACCTCGCTGGCGTTAGCGACCGTCTCTACATAAAACCAATCATGCTTATCAGCTATCTCAGGTTTGGTCGTGCCGCAACACACCATTTAGGGTCAACTCCCTCCAAAGTTATTGGGTTCGCAACACCCGCCAACAGTTGCCTATGCGTCGTGGCGCCCCAATACCACGGCAGGCTCGAGGACTGCTACTCATGCGCAGTGGCGCACCAATACCACATTAAGACCCAGCAGTTACCGCTGGGCATGCCGTTTTTAGGGAATGACGCCCACAAGTTAAACGGCAATTTGGCTGACTGGGATGACAACGGGCTACCGCCTGGTGTCACCGTAAGGGCCGCCGCTAACGATGCCATTTTGACAGGGCTTATTGGCGGCGTAGCCGTGACGTCAGCTATGGGGACAATCAATTTCATTAATGGCCTGGGCACCTACTCCACCCACACCCCGGCCACTAGTGAAAGAACCCTGCGCGGCGGCGAACGGTACGCCCGAAATGGGGCTGACCGCCAGCGCAATATCGACAATGGACTCATACGCAATGAGTCTGGGCGCGCGCGCCTCGTCGACCCCACAGCCGACTACGACGACCACATCACGGGTGGTCGTTCCGGATCGCTTATCGGCAACGACGCTCACATTACACATGGCAATCCGCCAAAGCGTCAGGGCAAACGGAAACAACAACGCAATGAGAAGAAGACAAAACAGAGACAACGACAGCAACGTCCCACCGGACGTGTCTCATCCATTGCTACTGCCCCCGTGTCAAAAGGCTACAATGTCCGTGGAGGTGTTGCCCGCCAATCAGCACTACCCAATGGCGGCACAAGGGTTATGCACTCGGAGATGATTGGTGAGCTCGCTGGCTCTACATCATTCGTCGTCCAGTCATTTAACAAAGTCAACCCCGGGAATGTGAACTTGTTCCCGTGGCTGTATTGTATAGCTGGTCGCTACGAATCGTATGTCTTCCGCAGACTACGGTTCTACTACATACCGGTGGCTGGGTCGAGTGAGCGTGGCCAGGTCAACATCTCGTTCGATAGCGATGCAGCTGATGCACAGCCTAGTGACATCGAGGCTATGTCGCAGTATAGCCAGTTTGCATCCAATAAGCCATGGACATCAGTTGTGCTTGACATACCACCTAAGGTCATGCACAAGATAGGGCCTGAACGTTACACCCGTCTTGACAACTCTGCCCTTGGTGATCCGGTTTATGATTGTGGCACAGTGGCCTTCGCAACCGGATACTGCGCGGACACCTCAATACTAGGCCACATATACGTTGACTACACCGTTGACCTCATCACACCGCAATATGACGAGGAACAGGAGTATAAGGCCTCATCATTCCGGGCCTTCTGTGCCGTCGGTGTGACCCGCACAGCCTGCTACGGCACAGCTCCAGTCGTTACTGGAGGCCTAGCCATCACTGTCGTGAATGATTCCATGACCTTTAACACAACTGGACAGTTCATGATGGTGTTTGTGTACACTGGGACCACCCTCACCAATGTCGATCCCACATTCACAGTGCCAGGCTCAATATCTGTGGATGACCTAGAGGATACACCCATGTACAATGCTGCGGTCACCAACGGCACGTATGCACTGCGTGTCAATGTGCATGACGCTGGTGCCGTTATGGCAATTAATTGGACACCAACCTGTGCAAGCATGACGCAGATGGTTGTCCGAGTGGCCTACTATGCCTATGAGTTAGGCTTGAGCAAAACAATAACTTACTGGAGGACGCCACCACATGTAGCTAACACTGACCGCAAGCTAACATATCTACCGCCCCCCAGCGAGCTAAAGAGCACACCATCTGACTCGGACAATGACATGTTCGCACTTCACAACTACTATCAAGATGGTGATAAGTTCGTGTGCTGCCATTGCCACACAGCAGGCCCCCACAAAACCACACTATGTGCTGCTGCGGTCGAACTGTACAAGTCTGCTGACGTTAAGGACCACAAGAACGACGGCAGAACCGGTGGGTTCCTGGGTAATGAGATGCATACCCTGCACGGAAACACGTCTGTTTCCGAAGGCCGGGGCAAATCCCGGCGCGGGACCCGCGGCGCGCGCGGCCGTGGGGGTAGTGGGAAGCGCACACCAAAAGGTGAGCACCGCCACAAATTGGCTACGGGTAAAGCCAGCGGTGCAAAGCCCTGTAAATTCTATGGGCAGGGTACGTGTAAACGGGGGGACAAATGCCCTTTTACACACGATGATGACTTCGGCATCGAAACTAAACAACCGGAGCGCAAACACCATTTCGATAAGTACTCGGAGGACCCCGAGCTTGACTTCGAAATTGGCGTGAAAGTTGAGGAAGTCCCTAGAGACTTCAAGGCACTATACCTCATGTCGAAAGAGGAGGTCAAACAACTAACTATTGACCTCGGCATGCCGGTTGTCAATGGCGAGGCAGTTTCGCCACAGGCCTATGCGCTAAACCTAGCCATAGCACGTAACTGCACATTCTGGGAGCATGGGAGGCCATTCCCATTTGCCAGTAGGAGGGTGTTGGCACACATACACCTATCGTGCCAACCTAGGGTGATCGAGAATAGCGTTCTACAATCTATGCGCTCAACTCGGTCAACAATTGGGGGTGGTGAGGCAACGAAGTATGGATTGTCCTTCTTTACCAACCCTGCTGGCACCGGTTATGTTGGCGACTCCAACACATACCACCATGGAGCGCACAATAGGCCTATTGCTGCAACACCGATAGTGCCTGGGCTAATCGTGGACAACGCTGAGATTAGGCGGCGCACAATTGGGATCAGCCCACGCACTACTGTTGCCCAACCACCAGAGGATTTGTGCGGCCTATTCTTCGGTGATGATGACAACGAGCCAGCTTGCGACCTCGGGATAGTCGAGGTGTACAGTAATGTACTTTATGTCCTGGCTCCTGGCGGGCAGCCGATTACTGACACCATAAACGCTCGGGCTGAGCGTGTCATTGCCGACGCACGGGCCACAGCATATAGCCGCGTCTACGCAAAACTTGCTGGCTCCACCAACTTGTTTGAGCCACTCCTACGACCGCAAGCCATGCGCATGGCCGCGGAGGTTATCCGCCAGAAGGAGGTTGAGCGGTACTCCGAGGATACGAGCCTGGTCCCTGGCGTAATTAAGGACGCTTATATAGCAGCACTCAACGAGAAACTACATGTTGCTGATTCAATAGCCGTCCTTGAACGGCCTGTCGCCTGGTGGCCTGCACGATTCGCACGGCAATTTCGTGCACGACCCTGGGCGACCCCCCCCCGCGAGGGGCAGGCTGAGCGACTAAAACGGCTCGAACGCTCCGAGCCACTCAGAACTGAGTATGATTATGACTTCTCACCATTGATGAATCTGGCAGTATTCACCCTAGGTGTGGTCATGCGGTGCATCGTCACACCCATATTCGAGGAGGCCAGTAAAAAGAAGCTGGCATTCGGTTTGTGGCAAATACTTGCCTGTACCACAGCCGTGTACACCGCGGATGAGCTTTTTGGCACACACATAACTATAGGTTGCGATGTCGATTATCGCTACCTAGCCATAGTTCCCTGCGTGATGTTTGCCGCGATCGAATCTGTTGGGCGGTGGTCACAATTTTTACCACGGCTAGCTGCCCACATCATACTTGCGTACATACCCTCGTATGATCTGAGTGTCAAGGTACACTGCATTTGGAATGCCCTTAACGAACCATTTGGGGCGCCCTATGCGTTACACATCCTTGACACATACTCCCGCTACACCACTTGTGGCGCGGAGCATATAGCCACGACTGATCCAGTGTTGTCACCCAACGCAGGATTAGTTCATGTGGCTAGCCCACATTGTGAACCTACCTTCGGCGTGCGCTGCTGGTGGGGTGTTGCACAATACGAGCCCACCACTTACCGCTCGTGTTTTTGTAACAATATGTGGGCACTCAAGGAGAGGGTATTAAAGGCCCTTCCGCGCCATACCGACACGTCCCTGCCACCACTTATAAAACGACAGTGGCGTGTCACTAGCGCTATATTCCTGGCTTGGATTACCATCTTGCTAAAACCAATCGTCGCTCCCACACCATACGATGACTGGGTTGGTAGGTTTAATGGCAACAAACGAAAACTGTTAGGGGCCGTTAAGGCTGCTGGACACGGTTTGCACGGTATACAGCCCTTCGCTAAGTCTTTCGTCAAGACATGCGAGAAGGCCACCCGCTACACGTTTGATATAGTGCTAAAAGCCCCGCGCCTCATTCAGGGGTGCCCCATGCCCTTTACAGTTTACCTTGGGCCATGGCTGCACCGCCTGGCAAAACGCTTTCGCCGCCGCATAAAACCAACCTGGGATGATACAGATTTTCAGGCTGGCCGCCACATTGTTTACACTAGTGGCCTGGATGCTTCGGAGATTGGTTCTAGCTTTAAGCGCGCAATTGACCTGGTGGCACGGAACATGGAGTTCGGCGATCACATAGTCTTCATTGAGGATGACCAGAGTAGGTTCGACATGCATATCGACCAAGAGGCATTCTCCATGATGGACAAGTTCTACAGCCACTATTTACCACGGTTTGTAGCAACTGTACTCCGCCGGGTGGGAAAAAGCCTTGGTGCCATAGCTGATGGCACCAGGTACTGGGTTAAGTACACAATGCAGTCAGGGTGGCCGGACACCTCCCTTACGGACACGGTGGTTAATGTTGCTATGAAGCTACGTATACATGGCATAGGCAACCGCTGGATTAGTCTAGTGTGTGGTGACGATAGTGTTACAGTCACCACGTACAATAGTATCTTGCGCCTTGGCGGCATGGAAGCCATGAAACGTGAGTACTACCTGCATGGAATGGAGGTGACAATGAAGATAACAGATAACCCACTTCTTGTCGAATTCTGTTCCGGGCGGTTCTACCCCGTGAGATCGTCCTACGTGTTAATGCCCAAGATTGGCAACCTCATCTCCCGCATTGGTTATGACACTGTCAATCGAAGCCCCACCGACCAGCACCGTTGGTGTGCAAGTGTGGGCAACACGCTAGCGCAGTTTGGTGTAATCGACCCACTGTGTTTGGCGTTGTCAAAAGTCATGCTCCGACTATCTAATGGGCATGCCGCACTGTCTGACGAACAGTACGATCCTCGCGGTGAGCAACAGTACTCATACCGCGTCACCAAATCACAAGTTCGACCTACTTGTGACAACATCCTAGCTTACTACGAAACACACTATCAGCTGGGAAGTGGCGACATCGATCGCATGGTGAACACCATCACACAATCTGCGCGTGGGCAGATCGACGACTTCCTACTCGGACACGTCGTCTCGTGTGATGTGTAAGGTCCCTGCCAACCTGGCAGTGTACGTGCTGAGCAACGCTCGCGCGGCCCAAGTGGCCCACTAATGTGGGGGCGCATAACCACTTGGAGTAAAGTAATG